TGTGACTGTTGCCCAGATAAGGACACCCAGTAAATTAATCAACAGCGTGTAACCTGACATATTCATAAGTCACCACCCTGATAGTCTGGAACAATGTTAGAATTATAAAAGTCACTAGCTGCCGCTTGCATAAGGACTACAAGTTCACGCCATTTGATTGCCGCATCTGCATCAGTAAGTGGCTCACCCTTTAAAGCTTCCATTTGTATAGAGTCATGGGCATTTTGGCGCGAAGAGAAGTCAATGTGTTCAAGCAAATCGTTCGCTTCAACAGTTCCTTCTGGTGTTGTAAATGAATCCTGCGCGGTAAACTCTGCAATAAAATCTGAAAGGTCAGGAGTTATTATTTGACCGAATTCGTTTCGATCAAAGTGCTTATTGATGTGATTGTATGCGTTCATTTACTGCTCCAGTTATTAATTGGTATGCAGTATTTTAAGGTAACTTACATTTTAAGTCAAATGTTTTTGATAAGTATTGATTAGTGTCATGGCGAGGGTAAAATTTAAAGCAAAAAAAATCCCCATATTGGAGATCCGTTGACAATTATTTAAAGGTTTCTTAACTAGGTGGGCCTTGAGCCTCAGAATCTTCTGTAAATTTACCGCCCATTAGATTTTGTTTTTGAGTTTTACAATTGCCAGACGCAACCGCATGCTTAGGTAGTAGCTGATTCATGTGGTCTGTGAAAGGTATAAACCAACTCCAGATTCCATCTTCAAGCATATACGCTAGCTTTTTGCATCGCATTTTTGAAAAATTAAAATTATTCATAATATTTATTCGGCTATATATGAACCGACTATTACTCCTATAACGTGGGTATTGTCGTTAAATTTCTGAATAGGGTATGCAGTATTTAATGGTTTCAAATACTTTACACCACCATCTACAACGTATTCCCTAAACACTGACTCCATTGTTTCTTTGTCAATGGCTATTACTCTATCTCCCGTTTTTGATTGTTTTGTTTGATCAATAAAAATAAGCGTCCCTTTAGGGTATGACCTACCGTTATTGGCTGTCATGACATCATTCTGCACTTCCAGCGCAAAAGCGTTATCACTAATATCGTGTGGGCATCCTACCCACTGATAACTTTCATCCATACTAAATGTACCTTCTAGTATATCCCTCAAAGAAGCCCAGCTTATTACTGGTGCTTTCTTTGTAATTGGTTGAAGCTTCAATCCTGCTAAAAGTCCAAGCTCGTCATCTGAAATAAGCTGTTCAGTTGAGTACCCAAATGCTTTTGCAAGCGAAACCAACGTGTCGCCTTTCACCTCGGCTAGAGGGTTAGTCTCTATCTGAGCAATACGCCCTCGACTTAAATTGGTGCGTTTGGACAGGTCTAGCTGAGTCCAGCCCTGGTCTTTTCGCAATCCTTTAACTCTTTTTCCTAGGTCTAACATTTTTAATACCTTTGGTTGTGTGTATGTCAGCCAGCTTACATGTTATTGGTGTTCAAGAGGTTGACAGCATAATGTGCCTGCAGTAACATTACTAACATGAAAATATTAAAGTCAGAAGCAATCGCTACCTTTGGCGGTGTTGTTAAATTAGCGGAAGCCCTCGGTATCGGCCATTCAGCCGTTTGTCAGTGGGGTGAGTTTGTTCCACCTCTTCGCGGCTATCAGATCCAAGAGCTTTTAAGTCAAACAAATCAAACTGCTCAGTCAGAGGTTGCTTAATGTCTGAAAAATATAAAATGACGGTCAACATCGATTTAGGGCGAGATATAGTTTTCGGCAAGATGTGTTCTGCACTGGGCGTTTCTAAAACCGAACGAATTAATTTTCTCATTTCACAAGACCTCGAAATTCACGAAAAACTGTGTAGAGAATTATCGGACGCTTTTCCGAACTTCTCCATAGATGCAGAGAGAATACGCGAGAGGGGCTTGGGATGAACATTCTGGTTGCGCCATTGGAGGCTTTAACTGATTCGATGCTTTCAGATCCAGAGAGGCGCGTCTTACTGGCTTTGTTTAGTTATCGGGGCAAAGTAAGCGAGTTAGTTTTTCCAAGCCTGGAGGCACTTTCTGAGCGTTCTAACATTAACGATAAAACGCGCATTTCTAAGATTACGACTAGCCTGGCAAAGAAGGGCTGGCTGACTAAGAAGAAGAAGGGTTTTACAGGGTGTAATCAGTACACGATGTGTATGCCAGAACGACTAACCAACTTGGACTTAGAGACCAACTTGGCATTAGAGACCAACTTGGTCCCAGACACCAACTCCAATTTGGACTCAGAGACCAACTGCGATGTTGGACTGAGAGACCAACTACAAGTAACAAACCAAATAACAAACCATATCAACAAACCAATAATTAACGCTATCGCTGTGAGTGATCAACAAAATCGGTTTGAAGAATTCTGGCAAGACTACCCGAAGAAATCCGATAAGGCTAAATCAAAACTGGCCTACGCCAAAGCAATCAAGAAAGCATCGCACGAATTAATAATCCAATCCCTGATTAACCAAAAAAACGGTAATCAATGGGGTTCGATTCAATTCACGCCTATGGCAACGACCTGGCTCAATGGTGAGCGGTGGGAAGATGATGTAATACCAAGAGGAGGATTTACCAATGGCTCTAATAAACAGCAACCAGGTCGCACTACAAGTTCAGACCGAATGCGAACAGCCGCAAATGAACTCGTCCAATCACTCAACCAAGCACACTAGGATTATGGCTGAACTTTGGGTTCGCATGGAAGAGTTGTTTCCTAACCTCTGGGTCAGTGTTAACGGCTTGCCTAGTCTGACTAACGGAAAGTTTGAAACCTGGAGCCGCAAATTAGCTGATTTTACAATGGATGATTTTGGTAAGGCATTTGCCAATCTAGAGCAGCACATTGAGGCTTCTGTGCAGCGAAAGGAAAAGGTTTATCCACCAAGCTACGCAGAGTTTAAAGGTCATAGTCAAGGTCCGGCTTATGACGCAATAACAGCGCAGCAATCTAGGCAGTCAAATACAACGCCTTTGATGATTGCGAGGCAACCAACCGATGATGAACGCGAGTATGGAAACCAGCAGGCAGCAGCTTTAAAAGGATTATTTGGATGAAGAATTATTTAGCAAAGCCAAAACTAAAAAGCGATTACAAAGAATTGTTACCTGATTACAAAGGCTCAGTTCACTTAGCGAAGTGGGGCGAAAGTGGAGGTTTAACTCACATTATTAAATCGCAGTTAAATCCTACAGCAAAAAAAAAATATAACAAGGAAAGGAGTGCAGCATGATTCATGAAAACAGCACTGCAGCATATGCAACGATTCAAGACCTGATTTTGACGCACCAGTTTGCGTTTTTGAAAATTGTAAAAGAAAACCCAGAGTCTACTGCGCGTGAGATCGAATTATTAAGCAATGGCATACCAGCACCTTGGAAAAGATTGCCAGAGTTAAGGTTTAAAGGATTTGTCAGCAACCCGTACAAACGCCCATGCAAAGTCACAGGCAAGAAAGCAATGGTGTGGGCAGAAGCATGAGTCTTGATTTAGAACAATGTAATTTAGTCATTCAAAAGATTAATAAAGGCGTTCCTATTAAGGTTATTGCTAAACGCTTTAATGTTAATTCCTACGATATAACGCTTATTAATCGTTGTAAGACAAACAAGTACCCACTTGATGAATACAGGCTAATTGATGACCCTGATTATAAGCACAATCCAATTAACGAAAAATGCAAAATAGGAGAGCCTAATGGTGCAAACCTGGGCTCTAAAGGCTGGGATTTGAGAATGAGTTTACGGTTAGCAAAACTACCAATGAGCAAATGGGCCGCAGCATTATGAGCGAAGTAATCTTTAACGTAGATAACAAAAACGTGTCTGGCATGATTTCTCAAATTGTTCAAATGATTAACAAGGGCTTATTTGTTGGACCCGTAGAGGTTGTTTTAAGGCGCAAGGCCCGATCATTAAGTCAAAACAAAAAGCTTTGGCCTATGTTGGCTGACATTGAAAAACAGGTTGATTGGTATGGAGATAGTCTCAACAGTGAAGACTGGAAGGTCATGTTTATGTCTAGCCTCACTAGGCAACGCGCTGTACCGGGCATCGATGGCGGTTTTGTTGGTTTGTCTGGCAGAAGTAGTCGGCTAAACAAAGAAGAGTTTTCTCAACTAATTGAACTGATCTATGCCTTCGGTAGTGAGCGAAGCGTGGCATGGTCCGAGCCCTCATTACAAAATTACACAAAGTACAAAGAGGCTGCATGAGTTTAAAGCCTGCGAGACAAAAAAAGTGCAAGTCATGCAAGGTTGTATTTAAGCCTTTCTTGTCAACGGCATCTGTATGCTCCGTAGATTGCGCTGTAACGATGGCAAAAGCTAACAGTGCTAAGACTATAAAGAAGAATATAAAAGAGCGTAAACAGGCTTTAAAGAGCCTTGGCGATCTTCATAAAGAAGCACAGCCAGAATTTAACAAGTACATCAGGCTAAGAGATAAGGGTAAACCTTGTATCAGTTGTCAGAGACATCACACCGGGCAGATCCATGCTGGTCATTATAGATCGGTAGGAGCAGCAGCAGAATTACGCTATGACGAAAACAACGTCCATGCTCAATGTGCGCCTTGCAACAATCACCTCTCAGGTAATGCTATTGATTACCGTATTAACCTAATTAAGAAAATAGGCTTAGACCAAGTTGAGTTATTAGAAGGCCCACAAGAGCCCAAAAGATATAGGCGTGACGATATTTTGTCGATCAAAGCTAAATACAGAGCATTAGCTAAAGAATTAATCATCAAAATTGAGAGTGCAGCGTGATTGAGTTAGAGCAAGATGAGATTAATGAGGGGGCGCATTTAATCTCGTTGTTAATTAAAATCTTGATTGAAGTTAATGATGGTCGGGCTCTCAACGAACAAGACGATGACTTAATGGCAGCAGCAGTAACCTGGGTGGAAGCATATAGCGACTCAGTTGAGATTTATTAAAATGATGGGACCGTAATGAGCAGACCAACAAAGTACACACCGAAGTTATTGGATAAGGCGAATCACTATCTAAATAGTTATACGCGGCTAATTCCTAGCAACCAGGATCTGTGCTTGCACCTGGACATTAGCGAGACAACTTTATACCGATGGGCAGAAGAGCATGAGCAGTTTCGGGATATATTAGGCAAAGTTAAGCTCACTCAGTTCACAGTGGCGATGGATGGCGGTCTAGGCGGTGATTTAAACGCTAACCTGGTCAAGCTTTTAATGGGTAAGCATGGGTTAAGTGAAAAGTCTTCAGTGGACCAAACTTCTAGCGATGGCTCTATGACACCTAAGTCTAAGATTGAGTTGGTTGCTAAAGAGTTTGACGTTTGATGTCGGTTGGTCAGATAGAGCTACCTCCTAAACTAATCCCGGTGTTTCAAGGTTCAGCGAGGATACGGGGAGCATGGGGAGGTAGAGGCTCTGGTAAGACTCGCAGCTTTGCTCTAATGACTGCTGTTGAGGGATACCGCTATGGCAACTCAGGAATCTCAGGTCAGATCCTTTGTGGTCGTGAGCATCTTAACTCGCTAGAAGAATCATCACTTGAAGAAGTCAAGGCCGCTATACGCTCAGTCGATTGGCTAGAAGATTACTATGAAATAGGTGAGCGGTACATCAGATCCAAAGACGGGCGCATTAAATACGTGTTTGCAGGACTAAGACATAACCTAGATTCTATTAAGTCTAAAGCCAAATTATTGCTTGCCTGGATCGATGAGGCTGAAGGGGTGTCAGAAGAAGCCTGGCGTAAATTAATGCCTACGGTGCGCGAAGAACAGGCTGATGGCACGGGCTCAGAAGTGTGGGTGACTTGGAACCCCGAAAACAAAAACAGTGCGACTCATAAGCGTTATAGATTAGATGCCCCCGAAAATAGCCGCATTGTGCAGTTAAATTTTTTTGATAATCCTTGGTTTCCAAATGTTCTAGAACTGGAGCGTAAAGAGGATTTATTGCGAAGACCTGATACATATGGTCATGTGTGGTTAGCTGATTTTCTGGAATACCCCGAAGGCAGCTTTTTTCTGCGTGAAATTAATAAAGCAAAAGACGAAGGCCGTATTTGCAAGATACCTGTTGTCGCCTCACACCCTTGCATGACTTTTTGGGACATCGGGGCGTCAGACGGGTGCGCAGTGTGGGTGGTGCAGCAAATTGGTAATTTAGAATACCGTTGTATTTATTTTTATGAGGCATGGAATGAGCCTTACAGCCACGCAGTAAAATGGTTACAGAGTCTTGACTTAGTGTTTGAAAGTCACTTCCTGCCCCACGATGCGGATCATAAGCGTCAAGGTGAGCTAAAGAACAAAAGCCCAAAAGACATGCTCAAGCAATTAATGCCTGGTGCAAGCTGGCGCATAGTCCCTCGGATTCAACAACTATTGTGGGGTATTCAACAAACAGCAGATATGTTGGATGCCTATATTTGGATTGACGAAGAGAAATGCGCTGCAGGACTAGAACACTTAAAATCTTACAGGCGCAAATGGTCTAACAATGATGGTAGGTGGTCGCACATACCAGACAAGTCTGAAGGTCACAGTGAAGCCGCAGACGCACTTAGGCAAATGGCACAAGCATTTGCATCAGGTGACTTAGGTCGATCTAAGAAAAAACATAAAGGTCCGTTAAGAAGAAATGTTCGTGGGATAGCATAATATGTTATAATGCGCTAACAATTTTTGGAGACACGATATGATGACCAATAAGCCTAAAAAAAAGCCAGCAAAGAAGCCTAAAAAGAAGCCTGTAAAAATGGGGTATTAGCGATGGCTAAGGGTGTCAAACATTACCTAAAAAACGGTACTGAGCATACAGGCGCGACTCACAAGACCAATGGCATGGCAATGACCGGGGCTCGTCACACTAAGTCTAGTAAAGATTTGTTTCACAAGAAAGACCTTTCAGCGGCAGTAAAAAAGAGAATGGCTAAGTGAGATTCATAGATCAGCGTGGGCTTTTGCAAGAAAGCGAGATGTATGACGGTCCAGATGTAGGTTCAATTACTGCGGCAAACCCAACCATGCGTGGCGATGTTATGCGTGGCCTACTTGATTTGTTTAGTGGTGACGGATCAGACCCTGCTGGATCTAGGCGCAGAGCCCAAACTATTACTGGATTAATGGACTTTGTGCCTATATATGGTGAGGCATCAGACCTAGATGCAGCATCTGATTCATTTAGTCGTGGGCAATATGGAGAGGGTGCTTTAAATACTGCAGCCGCAATGGCTGGCCTTATTCCTGTAGCTGGCGACTTAGCAGCAAAAGCCATTAAAGAAAAAGCAATTCCTGCAGTAAAAAAATTACAAGATAAACGAACCACAAACCGCGCTGAAATGGGCGTAGGTCGAAGCAAAGAGCGAGTTGGGACCACGGGTAAATATGTTGGTGGACCCAGCCAGGTAACCAGCCCAAAAGCTTTAAAAAAGATGCGAAAGGACTACATCGATTCAATTGTCACAGGTGTTGAGGGTGCAGATTGGTACGATGATTCAAGTAAGTGGATACAAAACGTATCGGGCGATTTAACAACAAAAGGTGGTGTAGCTGAAACTATTGCTATTTCATCACAAGGCACAGGCGTTGATTCAAACCTGGGATTTGCTGTTAAGGGCATTAATCAAAGGGCAACTGGAGAGCCTGTTAAAACAGGAAGGTTCCCTGGCAACCAATCGCCACTAATAGAGCAAAGCCTAGATAATCAGAGCATGCCTTTAGGACCAAAGCGTCAACCATTTGCAGACAACTTAACCACCGAGTGGAACCCAGAACGAGCAGTTAATGGGGTACACGACATCTGGCAAGGTCGCGCCTTTGGCTACACTAACCCTAATGGTAAGCCCTGGGATGCAGGCTTTAGCCCACAACAACACGCCTTTATGGACAATGAGATGGCTGTTGCAGTGGACTTTTTGAATGAGAACAAAGTGGGTGGACGGACTGATTGGAGCCCTAAAAACGCACAAGCCGCAGCCTGGACAGGCATACAAATTAAGTCTGGTGTATTGGACCCTGCTGATGCGGCAATGCATTACGGTAGTTTTTCGCCTAAGTACATAGCAAATGCCACTAGTGAACAGGCTCCAGGAGCCAACACAGGGCAGCTAGAAGGGCTTCTTGATTTGCCGTATGGAGAGCGAGAGCGATTCCAGAATGCAGTCCCTTGGACCAACAGCAGCGGTCAGGACCAGATTTATACATCAGGTGGATTATTAACTGAGCCGTCTAATAAGATGGTTGGAGCTTATACGCCAAGCGGTGGACTTCTTGAAATTAACCCCGGTGAAGTGGCTATGCCATTGGTTCAGTCTTCTGATGGCGTAGTTAATGCCTCTGGAAGGACTGCGCTAGATATAGGTGAGTCTTCTAGGGCTTACATCGACACACAAAATGCTGGAGCCTGGCACAAAATAATACCTAATTCACAAACAAAAATGGGTGAGCGCACAAGCTTATCTATTCCGATGGATTCAAATCCATCACCAGAACAAATGTCTAAAGCCAGCGAAATAGCAACTAATAATGGCATGTTTGCAGTGGATACGGGCAATGGGATCAACTTTATAAACGATCCTTATTCAACGATAGGTTCTGCTAGAACGGGCTCAACATTAGGCAAAGAGATAAAAGGCGACTTAGGCGATCAATTGAAAGTCGAGTTTGGCACTTTTGGTGAGCGTTACAAGATTGATTCGGGTTATGAAGACTATGAGTCTGCATGGCAAGCTGGAAGCGGAAGTGGTAAAGCCACTGCACAGTTTTTAGAAAAGTTAGGTGAGAACGAAGCATTTGCAGGAAATATAGAAGATTCATTAAGAGCAAAAGCAGCGGCTAACCTAAAGCGTGACGCTCAGTTTAGTCAAGAGTATGCACTGCCTGTCCGAGAAGACATTCAAACAGCTAGGAAAATCTTCTCAGAGCAAGGTCGTGCTGGATTAGTAAAAGCCCTTAAAAGTGGGGCTATTCTTCCAGTTGCGGTTTTGGCGGTAATGAGTCCAGAGATTTTAAAGCAGAACGGTGATTCGCGGAGGGAAACCTAGACACCCTATTGTTTCGGCTAAACCACTCAGCCTCTTCTTTAGGGGTTCTGTTGCCGATTATTTCAATAAAACCGTTTGGGTGTGTGACATATCTGACAGGCATATATAGTTCCTTTTTAGCTGTGTGCCGCAAGTAAGGTTAAATCGCACTTTAATTATAGAGAAAATTGATGGCTATATCAACATACGCAGAACTTAAAACCTCAATCGCAGATTTTCTAAATCGTGATGATTTAGCATCATCTATTGATACATTTATTGATCTTGCTGAAAGTAATCTAAATCGTGATGTGCGTCATTGGCGTATGCAGATTCGCTCAACTTTGAATATCTCAAGCCAATACACTACGTTACCGTCAGATTGGTTAGAAGCCGGGCGCATTAGTCTGCAAGCGAATGGGACAAGCGAAGTTAAATTAACCTCTTCTGCTGCGCTTGGCATACTTCGAGCCACAAACAATAACTCAACGGGCATACCAGCCAATTACGCAATCAATGGCAATAGTTTGGAAGTGCAGCCTAGTCCTGATGGTCCTTATGTTGCTGATATTTTATATACAGGAAGAACACCAGGGCTAAGTGCGTCTAACACTACAAACTGGTTGTTGACCTACGCTCCCGATGTTTATCTTTACGGCACATTGATTCACACAGCACCTTATCTAAAAGACGATGCACGAACAACTGTTTGGGCGGCTTTGTATAACGCGGCTGTTAATAATCTAAACAAAGACAGCACTAAAGCAATATCGGGTGGCTCTGGCCTTGCGATTAAAGTTAATAGCTACTAAGGACTTAGAAAATGGCTGATACAACTACACCCGTCTACGGATTTGTAAAACCAGAAAATGGTGCAAGTGACGACAGCTGGGGCACTAAATTGAACTTAAACTGGAGTCGCACTGACAACATACTTGGTGGAACAATTCCAGTTA